CTATTTGTCCACCGCATGCGCGATGAGCATCTCGTGCATCTCTGAAACCTTGCCGTTGCAGCCCTGCTGCTTCAGGCCGTCCAGTATCGCCAGGTTTGCCTTCAGCAAAAGCCTGTCCGTTTCGTCGCTCCTGCGGGCCATCTCCCGGGTCTCCTCAAAATCCCTCTGCTGGGCATTCACCTTGGCGATGAGCTTCAGCACTGCGCCCAGCACGGTGATTATGCCCGCGATCGCACCTATCAGCTGATAATCCACGTCACACCTCCAGCAGCATACCCCATGTGACGGGTCCCACGATTCCATCCACGTCGATGCACATCGCCTTCTGGAACTTTTTCACCCAAGTGCGGGTCTCGCCGCCAAATTCGCCGTCCGCACCATATTTGGGCAGCGCCTTATTGTTCCATTTCATGATGAGCTGCTGCATCAGCTTCACAGCCTCGCCCTCCATGCCCTTTTTAAGCAGCGGAGTGGGTGCAGGCTGTTTCGTTTCATCGCCAGCGCCGTATGCCAACATTATCTCCGGCAAATAGCCCCATTTCTTCCAGCCTCTGCCCTGCACATCCGTGCGCACCACGCCGTAGCGGTAGCCCCGGGCCTCAATAACCTTGCCGCCGCCCACATATACGCCCACATGTCCGCTTCTCCAGAGTATCAGGCCGCGCACATCGGGCATGTCGGCCATTTCACCGGTCACCCCGCACAGCTTTATCAGCCCGTTTGCAGAAGTGTCCGGGCAGTTGCCGGAGCGGTACAAATTCTCATGCGCACCGTTGCCCGTCCAGAAAAATCCCTTTATCAGCCCCACACAGTCGCACACCATGCGCCCTTCGGCAATGTGCTTTCTGTATGTGGCCATTCGCCCTGCGGTATAATGGGCTGGATACTGCTTCTGTTTTCGCAGAAGCAGCCCCTCCTCCGCCGCATACCAGCAGGTGCCATACCAGTATTTTGCACCGGCCGCCAGCGCCTTTTCGGCCCATGCAGCCAGCATTTCGCCTGTCAGCATAATATCCCTCCTCAGTATCCCCCGCTCCGCAGGCAGCTTTCTGCCGCCTGCGGAGCCTGTCCATGAATAAATCCGGTCATGCATCCGCCTGTCAGCGAATACAACGCATCGCCTAAGCCGCAATACTACCGTTGAGCCTGTATTTCGCTCAGTCAGCGCCCAGCTTTCTTCAGCAATTCAGCTCACATCGCATCAATTTCCGCATCAAGAATCTGACGGCGCAGTCGGTACCAGTTGAGGATCTGCGTCAGGTTGGACACGCTGGTCATCGGAAGCATGGGCCACGCCTTCGCGTCTGCGTCATACAGCTGCGAGGGTATGCTGCCGATGAAATTGCTGAACACCGTCGCTACGTTTGCCTCTGACTTTACACCCTCCCTCAGCTCAATTGCGCGGGCTTTCAGTTCCGCCGACATATTGCTGCGGATAAGCTCCATCATTTTATGCCTGTCCGCATACTCCGCAAACGTAAAGCCGGTTGCAGGCGAGGAGATATTTTCAGCAGCATAATGCAGGCCGTATATCGAATCGCGGTCGTATGCGCTGAAGTACCACTTCACGCCATCGAACGTGACAAGGATATAGTTCTTGTCGGTGCAGTCATTCGCGTTTTCATCGACAGTATGGATGTAATAGTCGATTGCGCTGGGAAGGTCGATATACTGCGCTATATTATCCATGTTGCCGTCGATCACCGCCTGAATAGCCGTATTGAGGGAAGGCAGCACCCAGTCCGTATTGCTCTCGTCCTCGACATATTCCAGTTCAAAGTCGCCGTCCAGCGTGGCAAGCGCCTTGAATTGCGTTGCGGCCACATGGGCGTCCGCGCACAGAATGGCCTTCGGGCTTCCGAACATCCAGCCGTCCTTGGGAATGTTCCATGTATAAAGACCATGGAACTCGCCGTTCAGCATGATGACGCACGGGAAACCGTCGATAGCGCCGCCGTTGACGAGGTTTGCCAGTTCGGTCGGCACACTAGCACGGCTCTTGACGATCTCGCCCCACAGCTTGCAGGAGCAGATATTTCGGGCGTGGGAATGGTCGATGTAATTGGCCTTGAAGCAGTATTTCTTCTGTGCTCCCCAGCCGTCCCTGGCTTCAAATGCGTTGTCGAATTTGATGGTGTAATTCTTTTTCGCAAAAGACAGGGACGAGCTGCCCTGCCACTTGACCGTGCAGGTGCCCTTACGTTCGCCGTATACATAATTCAGTGTAACAGCGTTGTCCTTATCCATGCCAACAGTGCTGCCCTCAAGATGCAGGATAGGCAGACCATAAGGCACAGGATCGATTGCCGTTCTTTCGTCCACGATTTTATTGATCGCGGCAACGCTAAGTCCGCCGACCGCAGCTCCCTCCGTATAGGTAGCAGCCAGCATTGTTCCGGCGCTGTCAAAAATAATGTTGGTTCCATCAAATGCGTCCACGGTCACGGGATAGGCTGCGCCATATTCATTTCGCACGTGCTTCACAAAATCGGTGGCAACGCTTCCCCGTTCGATCTGGACATAAAATTCACCGTTATATGCAGGGGAAGCCTCATTCCATGTCAACACAAACGAGCACCATGTGGGCTTGCTGAGCGTGAATTGCGCAGGATTTTCTTTATCCACGAAGTTGGCGAGATACGCACCGCCGCCCGTTGTCGATTCCGTATCCCAGGAGCGGACGACAAAACCGCCCGTACCACGTCCGTTGGTTTCAAGATCGGTATGGATAATATAGTTTCCCGCAGGAAGCAGCTTGTTTCTCGTGGTTCCTAAAGTTGGATGCCAGAAATATATCCAATGCTCGCTGGTAGCCTTGCCTACCAGCCTGAACTTGCCGTTTTCAAGCGCTGTATATGTAATCTCTGTTCCACCCTGCTCGGTTTTTTCATTCGGTGCAAAGTTTTTGCTGCCATGCACCATTTTCGTGCCATCAGCAGCGTCGCCGCTGACCGTGATCTTCGCGTCTTTTACGCACCCTTCAAAATCAATCACCGTGCCGTTCTTTGTGAGTGTCACGCTTTCGCTTGGTGTTTTGAGTTCCTCAATCTCCTCCGCAAGCCGGTCAACTCCCTCGCGGGCGGTCATATCCGCAAGATGATGACCGTTGAGAGTCTTTATCTCATTCATCATATCTCTCCTTTCATCCAAGAACAGCATTGCCGTTTTCGTCAACAGTCAACGCCGCCCCGGTAATAACTCCATTGCCGCTGTCATCCACCGTAAGCGCCGCCCCGGTGATCACAGCATTGCCATCGTCGTCCACAGTGATCTGCGCGATGATGCCGCCGCTGTCGGGGATAAAAGGTTTCGCATTAAAGCGTTTTGCTGCTGATGTATCAATTACACCATAGGCTCCATGTTTGTAATTCATATAATCCCCCCCAAATATAGCAAAACCGCGAGCGCTCGCGGTTTTGCTTAGTTATTCAAATGTTGCTGGCCGGTCTGTCAGGCAAAGCCAGTATCTCATCTTCGTAGTGTTCGGAAAGATGATTTCGGTGTCGGGCGCGATAAGCTTTATGCATTTGGCAAAGCATCTCTTTTTTCGATCCCGGGCACCATCCCTGCCTGATATAAAACTCATGGGCCTGTGATAAGCGCTCGTATTGCAGATCTCCGATATCCTCGTCGTCAATCTCAGTCTGCTGAGCAACCTGGCGGATGTCCTTTTCCAGTCGTGCAAGGCTTTCGCGTATTTCCTTTCGGAATGCGAGTTCTTCAGCTCGTTCTTCAGCCCGTGCCTGTTCAGCTTTCTGCCTTTCCAGCTTCTTTGCCTCCCTGTGTGCCTGGATCCGCTTTTTGATGGGATTGAAGAGTATGATCGTAGCCAGCGATATGCAGGTAATTATGGCTCCTGCCGCATCGCCGACAGTCTTTAACTGCTGCATAGGCGCTCATCCTTTACGGGAGTATTTATTGCTGATCCAGCCGACCTTACCGTTGATCTCCACCGCGAACCAGCCGGAACCTTCTGCGGTCGCCACATAGGGCAGTTTTGTCTCCTTCTTCACGCGGGTGATACTGGTGTAATTAGTGGACGGGCCGTAACGTACATTGACAGTATCGCCGGTAACGATGACCACCTTACCGGTTTCCTTGTCGTCGGGTTCGTTGTCGGCGTCGTCGATATCTGCCAGGTAGCCCATCAATGCCTTGTGGGTGTTGCTGTCGTATTTGCCGTTCTGGGTAACCTGCAGCTTGGTCTGCAGCTGCTTTACGGCCTTTGCTGTGGCATTGCCGTAGTCACCGTCAACGCCGTTCTTCAGCGGCCCATAATCGCCCAGATCATAACCCAGCTCCACCAGGATCTCCTGTAGCTGCTTGACGTCCGGGCCTTCGGATCCATTGCTGAGCAGCCTGCTGCCCAGGGTGTATACCGGTGCAGCGTTTTCCACAGGCTTGGCGCTCTTGAAAGCCTCGCCGTAATCAATGGCCGGGTGACAGTACCAGTGTTTCCACTTCCTGTCCTTCAGCTTTGTAAGCACGACGCCGTAGTCAAAGCCGCGCGCTTCTTCAACGAGGCCGTTGCCTTTGTAGTAGCCAACATGGCCGGAATAGGTAACGAGCACGCCCGGGATCTCAGGGATCGTGTCAATGGTTCCCCAGGGCATACCGCATTCTTTCGCGAACGCAAACATGCCGTCGGCGCTGCGGTCGGGGCAGGCATTGGATCCATATTTGCTGGGGATCTTCGTTCCGGTGCCAATGGCTTCAATTACATTCTTGCCGCCGCCGGTCCAGCAGTATCCCTTGATCACGCCCACGCAGTCGTTGCAGACCTTCTTATTGGCGATGTCCTTTCGGTATTTCGCCATGCGTTTTTCGGTGTAGTGACTAGGATACTGGGCCTTTTTACGCTGAAGAAAATCTTCGGTGCAGTTGTTGGCATGGGAGCCGTACCAGTACGGCTGGCCGACAATATCGTCAAGGTACTTGATAAAGTGTTCGTTTGACATGGGTATCAGTACTCTGTTCATTATGCTTTCCTCCGTATCATTTTTTGTCAGCTGATGTATACGGCCTGCCAGTTAAAGCCGGTGAAGTCGCTTGCCTCAATGCGGAAACCGTTTTTAGTTATGTCGGTAACCATCATCATGATTCCGGGCTTTGTCGGGGTAACGGTAACTACCGGAACGCTGCTGAATGCGGCAGCGAAAGTTATATTCTTGGCAGGTGTGGTTTCTTCTATGAGATCACCCGTACCGGCCTGAATTTCAAGCCCGAGATTCTTTCGTGCGCCGCTCTTTGTTGTCGCACCGGTTCCTCCCTGGCTCACTAGGACGGCATTTTTGTTGGTCAGTATCTGATACCATCCTTTGGTATCATCGCTTACAACGTCGGGAACAGGCAGCATGTAGTGTTCGCTGCACGGAGAACCTTCGACTTGCATACTGATTCCGAGCCTGTTGCTTTCAGGATTGGCAAAAAATGTTCCGTAAATCCTGCCGTTATCCTTGCTTCCGAGCGCTACAGAGGGCCAGTCGGCGTGAAGCACTTCTAAATATGGCAGTTTCAGTGCGCCTGTCAGATTGCCGCCGGTCAGACTCAATGCACCGATCTCCGAAGGCAGAGGTTTGTCCGAAGACGTATAGAATCGGGGATACAGGTCGCCTGCCTTGCTGTCAGTACGGGCATAAATCTTTCCGGTATCCCTGTCCACTCGCATGGACAGAGCTACTACCGTGGCGTCGGTCGCGCTGTAAGTGCCTGCAATTCTGAAACCAAGCTGATTTGCATTGTAATCATCAAACTGCCCGACCAGTTTACCGAATACTCCGCCAGCATCCTTTACAAGCTGATTGTGTGTGTGCACAGACGGGGCAGCGCCGATATTCTGCGGAGTAATGCCGAGTTTAGTGCGGGCCATTGCTGCATTTGTTGCTCCGGTACCGCCGCTTTCAACCGCAAGCGCTTGGCCCAATACTGTTTCGCTGGTGCTGAGCTGTATACGGTTGATCTCAGTGTTGCCTTTGTAGACGAGTATCTGGCCGGAACCATCAGAATCGACTGCCAGCCGCAGCGAATACTGATATGTGTCCACAATGCGGTACAGCATGATTTTTATCTGAGAAGTGCCGCCGCTGAGTGAAAGATCGCCGGTCATTTTTCCGCCGAGCTTACTGACTGCCCCGATGTTGTCAGCCGTTATGGCAAGATTCCGTCTTGCTTGTGATGCGTCTGTTGCGCCGGTACCGCCGTATTTAACCGGTATGACAGTCTTTTTTGCTTCTTCCAGATCGTCTTTGGTTGCAAATGTGCCGGAATCTACCGTGCATGAAAATGCCACTTCGTTTCCGGCGGATATCAGCGCGTAAAATGAATACACGAAGTCGGCCATGCTGCTGACTGCGGGTACCTCAATACCGCTGTCGCTGCTCTGATATATGGCGATAAGTGTTTCATCTCCACCATCGAGTGTTCCGAATATACCTATCTGCCTGGCGAGATAGGTCTCACTGGCTGCTGTGATGAGAACCTTGATCTCGGTGCCGGTTTTCTTTTTCGTAATAGCCGAAATCCCCAGCGCCTGTTTTTCGCCGTTAAGGGCGGTGCTGCTTTTGAGCGAAGCGGTATCATAAACGCCGGTCGCGCTGGCAGCTCGGGTAATATTGATAACTTTACCGCTGGCCCATTCTGCCATGAGCGCCGCGCCCGCGTCTGTGATTTTTCCAGTCCACATGTCGGTTATCCCTCCTGTCTTTATTTGGCTGTAATATGAATCTCGCCCGAGACGCTGTATATAGCCGTGCCGGTTCCGATATCTGCGGTCGCGGTATCGCCGCTGTAGTAAATGTTGTCCAGTACGCTGCGGACATTTCCAACGATGTCTATAAGCCGCATAATGCGTTCGCGGTTTTCGATGAGCGCGGAAGCGTTAGTGGTGGTTATGTTGAAGTGATACGGCTCGCCACCGTATTCAAACCACTCCCTGAGCGTTCCTTCGCCGAAAACGGATTCTATGGCGCTCATAAGGGCCGCAGGAGTGCCGATCTTGCCGGAATACTCCTGAGCGCTTTTGAGCTGCTGGCGCTTGCTTTCGATATCTGCTTCCGAGTCGTACCAGGTGATATTCATTTCCCATGCGGCCTCGTCAAGCCTCCATTCCGGCATCCTGTCAATATCAAGCACGATGTCAATTCCATTTTTGATCACATCGCACATGTACTGCAGCATAGCTTCGATGGCTTTTGCAATGGCAAGCCCGTTTTTATCGGCCAAAATAAAAGCGGGGAGCAGGCGGGTGATGTCAATATTCATCACGATCCCATCACCGCCAGTTCCACGCTCACACGCAGATATTCATTGTTTTCGATCTCGGTATACTCAAGCGCACCGCCGTTTGTGCCGCTGCCGCTGAGATTCACCCGTGTAGCTCCGGCCTCGTAAAGCTGGCTTTTGAGCCTGTCGGGATTGAATGCGCGCCCCATCACCATGTTCTGCCATTTCAGATACGCGTCGACCACGCTTCCCGCCGCAGCGGAAATATCGTTTCCGGGCTCGTATGCGTATTCGGCCCTGATCGTGTAATTGATCTCGCTTGCGCTTTCGACCTCGATCAGATCGGTGAGCGGCCTCTTGTTTTTGTCGCTTAAAGCGCTCTTGACATCTGATTTCAGTGCGTCAGCCCTTTCAGGATCCTGACATAAAAGATATATCCCTACAACTCCGGCGCTGGTGCGGATAGCCTTTGCGTCGATGATGTCGGGCGATACCGCCTTTGCTGCTGCCTCGTACATAGAGGCCGGGCCGGTCGTGACTGATGTAATGCCGAAAGTGCGTATGCGCTCTCTGTAGGCGTCATCGTTCTCTTCGTCCTGTCCGCCAGCGGCATTTGTTACGCTGTATACACTCTTGATGCCGTCAATGGGCGTCATAAACATAAGCTGAGTTCCGTATGTAAGTCCATTGCCAGCCTCGCCGCTCTGCGTGCAGCTTATTTCGCTGCTGATGCGCTGACTTCCGCTGAGCTTAATATCGTAATCCAGCGCATAAATCATTTGCCCGTCCGCTGTAAGAGTAGTTCCTGCGGGAATGGTACGGCTGATACCGTCATATGTTATTTCGATAGTACAGCGCGCTTTTGTGGCAGGCAGCCTTACGCAGCCCAGCTTCTGTCTCTCCGCATATAGGTCGAGATACCCCCTTACGGCATTTTTCAGCGATGCCTGACACAACGCCGCGTCAGCTCCGGCAAATACCTGTATTATTACCGACTGCACCGCACGCAAAAGCATTTCCTTTGCATCTCCGGGATACAACACATCACCGCCTGATGCAACATATGCCTCAATCGCTTTGTGCCATATTTCGTCCGGATCGTAGGTAAGATAGTGCGTCTGGCTATTGTCCACCGTTCATCCCTCCTTATTCATCCTCGATCTCGATGGTAACTGTTATTCTGATCCTGCCGTCGTTGCCGGTCTCGCAGTCCGCTGCCAGCACTTCGGCGTCGCATTCCCAGGCCATCACTCTGTCCAGCTCAGGCAGCAGCCGCTCCCGGAATCTCTCCAGCGGCAGGTCAAACAGCGCCGGATCAAATCCGCGCAGCCTGTCATAAGGCACTTCGCCCATCATACACATAAGCAGGTTTTTGCAGTTTCGGATCGTCTGCTCTGCTGCGGTACCGTCTTCGAATACTATGGGCTCGGGTGTGTTGTCAATTGTGAATGTCGCCATCTGCCCCCTCCTCAATTAACATAATTGGTATTCCGTTTTTCCTTGGTGTCAAGGAAATAGAGCTTTGATCCCGGCTTGGTGATTTTAGCTGCGCTGGCGGCCTTGCCTGCGCGGATGGTTTTTTCTTTAATTGATCTTTCAGCCGCACTCGTACTGGCCGTGTTTGCAAGTGTTGAAAGCCGTGTGGTGTAATATTTGCTTGTCACGCTGTCGGTCTTTTTGCTGGCTCCATTTCCGCTGCTTTTCTTGATGGAGCCGCCGGAACTGCCGGATGTAGTACTGCCGCTGAACTTGGTAGACTGCCGGAAACTCAGCTGTATCTGACATGATACCCACTGTCCGTTCGGCGCGATGCTGATTTCTGAAACATTTGCCTCAATAAGCATCAGCTTGCAGGCAGCGATCTTCTTTCCGCCGACATACATGTAGTCGGCTTTGCCATTGACCGCATCCTTTGCAAATTCCATGGCTTCTTCGCGCACATTGCAGCCTGTCGTTGCATTGAGCGTGATCGTCATGGTCACCTCGACAGGTTTTCCGTTTTTACGCGCAACATATTTCTGATTGCCGCTTTCTTTTTCTTTTACCTCGCTCGCAGCTTTGAGTGTCAGCTCTGTAAAGCCGCGAATAAGGGTAGGGGAGACCACGAATATGTGCCCGTTCCATCTGCCCGTCTCCATACGCTCACTCCTTCCATGGCGCGCTGCCGGTCGCCGCTTCGTCTGTTTCGTCAGGTATATTGATGACCGGGACAAACAGTAATTCGCTGCCGTCAAAAATCATTTTGCCGGTATGCTCAGGGTTGGCGCACATAAGCTCTGCTGCATACTTTTCGTCGCCGAACAGTACCAGCGCCACCGAATCGAAAGTCTCTCCGGCAGCGCATTTGTAGCCGTATCCGCTTATCTCGATCATGCGTAAACCCCCATCTTCTTTTTCATTTCCCTCTCGCTATACCATTTCTCAAGCCTGTCCTTGTCTTCCCGCAGCTTCTCCTCGACTCCCGTAGCGTCGTTTGCGATAATGGTCGGCATGTATATTATCTGTCCGGCACTGCCTCCGCCTGCGTTCAGTCCGCCGTTGCGGGCTATCAGTTCCGGCCATGTAAAGCCCGCGCCCGCTCGTGCCGCATCAAGCAGCTGTGCAACCCGCTGAGTATGCGCTTCGGGGATCGCCCATTCCGGGCCAGCCTCGCCGAATATAGATGCCTCAGTAGCCCTGCCGCCGTCGGCATACAGCGCAAAACCGTTGGCCGCTGAACTGCCTGTATAGGTGATCCGCGCCCTCAGCTCCACATCGCCCCAGCCTTCATATGCGGCAGCCCGTGCCTGCTCTCCCATTTCTCGGGCTTCTCCGATTATGCCTGTGTCAAGTGAGGGCTTGAGAAATTCAGGAAGTGTATTAAGATAATCTGTATACCAGGCAGGCAATCCCGGCAAATCATAGAATGGGATCTCTGCGCCGATCAGCTTGTCCAGCTGTGCGTTTGCTTCCTCCCAAAGAACGATTTCTCTGATGCTGTTTGAGACGCCCATTGTCTGAATCTCTGCGTCCAGTTCCATGATCCAGTCAATGAGTTCTTCCTGGGACATACTGCCGATGCGCTCAGCTTTGCTCCTGCCGTATTCATCGGTTCCGCCGAGTGTCTGGCCGCTCTTGCGTGCGCGTGCATCGAGCTCCCGGTTTATCATTTCCTGAAGCGCGCTGCTGCTCGCAAGATCGCTTATGATACCGGCGATAGCAGGACTGTCTGCATATTCTGCAAGCATTCCGGCAACCGATTCGCCGAACAGCGGATCATTGCCCAGCTCATAAAGCGACATAAGGAGGTTTTCAAGCTCCGTCGTGGAATAGCCGCTCAGATCTCTGTCTGAATTGATGAAGTTCCACGCATTTGCATGACCGCTTTCGGAAAGCACAGTATCCCATAGCTCATAAAGCATGCTGTCATACCGTCCGGCTATGCTGGCGGCGTATCCTTCATACTCTGCTGCAGCCGCATCAAGCGCCTCCTGAGATGCGCCCCGGTATTCCAGCCTGTAATATTCGTCCAGATATCTGCTCTCTGCATCGGTAAGCGTGCTCTCGCGCTCAGACATTATCTCGTCTGTGAGCGCCTGAACGTCGTCAAGGCTTGCAGTCTGCGCCTTGTGGAGCATCAGCTTGTATGCTACATACTCGCTTTCTTTCGCAGATTCTTCAGCAGCCTGAGCCATGGCGTCATTGTAGGCGTCCATGTAGTTCTTTATACTGAGATATTCGTCATCCGATATCTTGCCGTCGGCAAATGCGCTTGTAAGCGCAGCTCTGAAGGACTGCGATATCTCGTTTGCGGTGTTGAGCGCTGCTTCATATGCGCTGTTTGTGACGCCGATAATATCCCGGTAGTCTTCGTCGTATTCTGCAACTCCGGCCCCGCCGAAAAGCATTTCCCAATAGCTCATGCTGCTGGCCGTGGAATTTGTGATTCCCTCGACCAGTGCGGAATGCATCTCGTCGCCCAATCCGTAAAGGATATCTTTGTCGGCTTCAGTCAGCGTCGCGCCTGTGAGCATGGCCGTGAACAACTTGCCGGAAAGCTCGCTGCTTGCATTTTTGTACGTTTCGGCAGCTTCGTCGACCGCCTCGGAAAAGCCGGTGATCTCGCTGTATGCCGCGTCAAATTCGGTACCTAGCGTGCTCACATGCGCTGAAAGCTCCGTCATGTCCAGCGCCATATCGCCGAAATCATTTTCCAGACTCTGCCGGTTCAGCTCTTTAAGGTAGGCAACGCCTGATATGAGCAGCGGGATTGCAGTTGCAATAGCGCCGCCGGGTGTGAATATACGGCCCAGCAGCATAAATGCGCCGCCCGCCAGCTTTATCATCGGGCCCGTAAGCGCCAGCGCGGAAAGTCCCTTTACTATCGGCGCAAGCGTTTCTGCGTCCGTGTCGGAAAGCGTGTTGATTACGTTCGTTCCAGTTTCCAGAATGGTCTGTGCTGCTGGAGCCAGCTGCTCGCCAACAGTGTAGCTGAGCACGCCTGCCGCCGCCCTGAACTGCCGCGCTGCGCCGCCCAGGCCGCCCTCCATCGTTTCGGCCATGGCTTTGGCATATCCGGCGCTGTGGTTGGCAATGAGATCCTGGTACTCGTTTATGGTACCCAGCGCGCCCATAAGGTTGAGCGCTGTAGTCGTCGTTCTCTTCCCGAACAGCTGTCCCAGCGTAGTGTTCCGTTCGGCTTCGCTCAGACCGCTGAGCGCACCTTCAAGTTCGGTTATGATCTGGATCGCGCTCTTGAGCTGCCCCTGCTGGTCATATACGCTGAATCCCAGCGCATCCATTGCTGCGGCGGTCTCGGTAAGGTCGATACCAGCCTCTTCCAGGTATGCCTCAAACTCATATAGCTCGTCTTCGGTCACCTGCAGCGTATCGAGCAGCTTCTGCTTGCTCTGTGTCGGTGCAAGCAAAGTGAGCATGAAGTTTCTGAGCTGTGTTCCGGCCTCCGCGCCCTGCATGTCGGAGCCGAACTGGGATATGCCGCCCAATATTGCCAGTATTTCGGTGCTTCCGCCGGTGAAGAATTTCGCATTGCTGCCAAGCCTCTGCAGTGATGCGCCCAGCGTGTCGATGTCCGCTGCGCTTATGGCGGCGGTCTTTGCCATCTGATCGGCCAGTGTGCCCGCATATGTGATCGGCTTGTCCAGCGAGTTGAGCGAATAGTACAGATAGTCCAGCGATTCCGCCATCTCAATCTTCGCTGCGGTCGCCAGATCCATGACCTCGGGCATGAGCTCCTTGGTTTCCTTGATGTCCATGCCCAGCTGGCCCATCAGCACCTCAGCCTGCGCCGATTGCTGCATCGTGTATTTGCTGGTTCGTGCGATGCCCTTGTTGTACTCGGTAAGCAGCTTGATCGTCTGCCGGTCGTATTCACCCAGCGCCTGAACCTCGCGGATGATATCGTCGTAATTTATGTAATCCTTGAGACTCCGCGAGCCAAAGTCAATGAGCTTGCTGCTCAGCGCGTCGACCTGACTGCCAAGGGCCAGCAGATTGCGGCCTATTACGCCGAACGAATTGTCGACATTGCCGCTCAGTACGATTGTTGTCTGAAGTGTCTGCTGCCGTGCCATCGTTTCACCACCAAATATCAGAATTTATCCAGAATAAGTCCGGTTCCGTCGTCAAATATAAAAAAATAAACGCGGTCGCCGATGTTGAATATCGCGCCGCCGATTGCCGGTAAGCCGCTTATGCTGAGCCCGTCCCGGCAAAATGATTTCACGGTGTGCATACCGTTGTCTGTGAAGGTGATTATTCCTCTTTCGACATGGGCTCCGTACATTGTATCTCACCGCTTTTCTTTATATATACCTGTCCGTATACGCAGACGTCGAGGCATTCGCACTTGCGCGTCCTGACGCAGCGTGATTTTTCTTTGTCGCAAAGATATTCGTTTATAAGCCTTTTTAGCTTGATCTTTGTAGCATCAAACTGCGGCTCATAATAATTCTTGTTCGTCTCTTTGGGGATGATCCTGCCTGCGGTTATGATCCTTTCGCCATGTATGTTCCTGTTGAACATTTCGCCCACTCCTAAATTACTCCGGTGATCAGGCGCGCCATATGCAGCCGCGTCGAGCCCTCTGCCAGATCATGCTCGGCCTCTTTTATGAGCCAGTTGCCGCTTGCTTCGGTGTTGCCTGTCACATCCATACGCATAAGCGCTGTATAGGCAGGGCTGAATGCAGTGCTGATGGTAAGTTCTTCACATTCCAGGTTCGTCGTTTTGAGTATACCGCGTGCCCAGCGTCCGGCAGTAGCCGCGTCTCTGGCCGGGTATTCGGTGTGTTTTTCATGCCGTTCGGACTGGGCCAGTGTGTCATATGCAGTTACTGAAGCATATGGCGTATCAATCGAAAACGATTTGATGCGCCTGCCGCTGCGCGTATATGTGCATCCAGCCTGCTCCGCATTGATTTCAATGGTTCCTGCTGCATCGCGTTTCTGGGCGTAGTCCAGGCCGATGCCCAGAAACTTGCCGTTGTAAGCTTTGAATATTGCGCCTTCCATTTCAAGCACCCGCCCGGCAAAACGTGCTGCGCTTTCGTATCGGCGCATTATGAAAGGATAACGGATATTGCCGTCTATGCCGTATAGCGCCGGTTCCATTGAATATTCACCGGCGCATATACCAATGATATCTGTAAGCGATATATCCTGGTAACCTGCCCATCTCTGTATGTTCGCATTTGCGGGGATACTGGTTGCAAATATCCTGTATCTGCCGTCGGCAGGCAGTATCGTATTCAGATACATATTGCCGGTCGTATATCCGTTGTGTTCGATTCTGATTCTGTCGTTGACCTGCGGCCCCCAGCGGTACCAGGCAGCTGCGTTTTCCAGTTCGATTTCGGTTATGTCGCATCTGTCGCCGCATGTGTCGCTGTGGACGCATCTTATGATGTCCACCTGATCGGTGATGTTGCAGCCTTCATATATAAGTTCCATAAATGCCTCCCGGAGTCCCCGTCAATTGGCCGGGGGCTCCGTTCTTTTCATTACTTCGGCAATCGCGTGTGTTATGTCATTAAAGAGGACTATAGGCATATCCAGCAGCATGTTGATCGGGGTGTGGCTTGCTATCCCGGCTGCTGCTGTTTCTTTCAGGTATTGTCCCTTGCTGCGCGAGCCGAAGTAACGGTAAAAAGCGTTGCAAGCTGTGTCGCCTGCATGGCGTCTACTGCTGATATGCGTTCGCGGATATCCCTCGCATCGAGATCATCATTCTCATGAGCGGCTGCGACTGAAAACAGGCAAAGCGCCTGCTTGCTGGACATGGCGAGTATGTTGGTAGCATCCCTGTCCGCATCCATGGCTTCGACGTACTCCCAGCCGGTGATCTTTGAAAAATCGTATCTGAGCTCGGTCACGTCTTCGCTGCGTGATCTGATAGCCTTGGTGAGTTTGAGCGTGCCGCGCGTAATGCGCTCAAGAATCGCCTTGGGATCCACCTTTTCAGCCGCTTTTTCGCGGGTTTCTTCCATTTCGGGTGCTTTTACATTCTCACTCATTAGTTTCATCCTCCGCTGCTGCATGGACTTCGGGTTCGTCACTTGTTGCTGCCTGCTGCTGTATCTTGCCTATCAGTTCGGCAACCTCGATGTACGGCCTCTGAGCCAGGGCATTCAGGATGACATTGGCTTCCTGCTCCGTAAAAGTAAAGCTGTATGTTTTCTGCATGATCTGTTACCTGTCCCTTTCATATGCATTGATAAGGCCGGGACATTGCGCGATGTCCCGGCCTGTGCGGCACCGTTTGAGGTGGTCGCCACTGTTATTTCAGCAGGTTTTCAATGATGCTGGCATTGTCGACGCCATTGATCTTGATGATACCGGCCATCGCATCGATAAGTACAACGATTTCTCCGTTGACTTCCTCCTCGTAGCGAAGGATGGAGAATTTGTCGGTGGATCCAAGGGGATTGTTGGTTTCAACAGTGCCCTTCTCGGTGCCCTTGTAAACGCCGATGATGCGATACTTAACGCTTTCGTGCTCGATAGCGCCGCCTGCTACGTTGTAGCGCTGCCTTACAAGGCGCACTTCAAGGTTGTGCTTGCCGGGGCTTGCCAGCTTAGCGCAGTTGACGCCGTTATTGTGGCTGATGCCTATCTCCATCGCGTTGTAATGGGTGGTGTTAGGCATGTCCACGTCCATTACCATGCCGCTTGCGCTGATGGTGCTGGTGGGATGCTCAATGGTGGGCAGGCTGACGCTGGTAACGTCCTCGCATACCCTCTTGTTGTCGATGATCCGCTGACCTTCGACATTGTTGTATACTTTCTGAGGCATAATCTCACTCCTTTTTCATCGCTGTGCCTGCATTATGCTGCCCTGAGCGCCTCAAAGTAGAACTGGTAGCCATCCTCAGTCCAGTTGACCAGCGCGGTCAGCGACTTGGCAAGCGGCGTGGTGGAGACATTGAATGCGAATTTGTAATCGCCCTTCATGATGTCGCTCATGGCGTCGCTGTCGGTAACGATGTAACATTCGCCGTAGGTCAGCGCGCCGATCTTCACCAGCGCGTCAAGGCGCGCCTGCTCCTCAGATACAATGGCCCGGATATCGTTAGCGGTCATGGGCTTGTCGACGTCGCTCATCCTGCGCATCTGGAAATCGTTGCAGATGTAGTAGAGCATCATGCGGTTGGTCTCGCTGATGTTGACCAGATCGCCGTTTTCGTCGTTGTAATCAGCGCTGTGACAGCCCCAGATGGCCCAGCGTCCGCCCACATATGCCGCCGAAGCGATACCGTGTCTGTTGAGCATGTTGTTGATGACCTCATCATCGAATACGCGGCCGGTGTTCTCCTCGCCCATATACAGGTTGGTGATCATGCTGCATTCGGTGTTGCTGGCGGTCATGTAGGGGATAGCGTCATTGTCTACCAGCAGCTGCTGCAGGTTGGCTGCAGCCAGCACGGAAAGGTGATACTTCCTGCCGTCAGAGCCCTCTGCCATGGGGAAGTATACAGTCTCGCCGTCGTTGGTATAGCCGTTGGCCTTCTTCCAGCTGGCGGCATTAGCCAGGTTCACGCTGGTGCCGTTGACGTCGATAATCGGGATGTCACTGAGCATATAAGCGTTCCAGTGACCGTTGATGTTCTGGGCTGCGGCGTACATGCTTCTGTGGATCTCCGGTACGCAGCTGAAGCCGGGAGCCAGCAGGAAAGAAGGAATATAGCCGGTCTGGAGATAAATGTTCTTGATGGCGTAGATGCCTGTGTTGAGACCCGCTCCGTCGGTAGCGCCGATAACATCCTCATCGGTAACCAGCGCAGGATCCACGCTGTCGTAGGTGATTTCGATGGCCTCGGTGCCCAGAGAGCCGTTCGCGCGTTCAGTAATGGTAATGGTGGCTTTGGAAGTGTTGTATGATGCCAT